AAGGAACGAATGACATTGAGTATGTGTGTACGGTTCACGGTGAGACTGCTGACCTATTTACCAATATAAAAGACCTTAAACTATCTGATCTTGATTTCTCTGAGTACAACCACGTTTTAAACCGAACCAATGTTATCAACTCTTGGGATACGGAGATAATCGTTGACGGAACAGGAGTAACCTTTGAAAAAGGGAAAGGCTATGTTTATTCTCAAATGTTTCCAAAAAGGGAAACCAAAGGATATAACTCTAACGAGTGGTCTGTTGCTGACCATACGCCATGCCTTTACGCAAAGACCGTAGTAGACAAGATATTTGAAAATCAAGGCTATCGTTACACAGGAGATTCTTTTTTTAATAGCGTAAGATTTAAGAACCTAATTATACCTTACACAAACTACGGCTTTAATGTAAGTGATAACGACATTGAAGATAGAATGTTTCGTGCTCAGGTTACAGGTGCTACTACTTTAAATACCACAGGTTGGGACACAATAGGAGACATATTCCCTGCTGCAAATGATTCAACGGGAGGCAACTTTGACAACGGAAGTAATTACAACACCACTACTTATAAATATACCGCTCCTGTATCTGCAAAGTATGAGTTTGGTATATACTTAGATGCCTCATTTAGTTACTCAACACCAAACGGAAGTCCTGCATATGCTTCATTTGTAGTATTAGTCAACGGAGTTGAAAGCGGCATGGTTTCCGTAACTACGACAGTACAAAGCAATAATGCAGTATTTGATGGTAGTTCAAGTGTAATTGTAACGGCTTTAGAAGGTGACGAAATAGAATTGAAATTTTATAACTGTGTAGTTTTAGATAACAATAGCGGTGTTTTAGCAAATCTTCCTGTACTTCAAAAGTCTATTCAAATTAATCTTGATTCCTATTGGTACGTATTAAGCACGGCATCAGGATTCTTGTACGATAATCCTGTAGATTTTGCTTCGTTCTTTGTAGGTGATTACACTCAAACAGAACTCTTGACGAATTTCATCAAGATGTTTAACCTTTACATTGAGCCAACACTTGATTCAAAGACTTTGCGAATTGTTCCTCGTGATGACTTTTATGCTGGTTCAGTTGACTATTCACAAAAGTTAGATTATTCACAACCCTATGAGATTGTTCCTTACGGAGATTTGCAAGGCAATCCGTATAAGTTTACTTACAAAGAAGGCAAAGACGAAGAGAATGAAATTTACAAAACTCAGACTGCTCAGGTTTACGGTGAACGCACGTACAGAATTGACAACGACTTTGTAAAGCAAGAAAAAAAGATAGAGGTGACATTCGTGCCTACTATGATGACTGAAGATTTCGGTACACGCAGATTCTATTCTATGTGTACAACACCAGACGGTCAGATAGGTGAACTCCGAATACTTTACTATTACGGTGCGGTAACTTGTCCGTTCTACTATTTGTACAACTCAGGCGGCAAAACTATTTCTGATATTAAAAATGTATATCCGTTAACACTTCACATTGATGATACGGCAGACATGAATTTTGATCTGAACTTCGGAATGCCTATTTATGTCGACACGAAGTTAGGAATTGAGTATACAAATCAGAATCTTGTCAATCTTTACTATTACAAGACGCTCACAGAAATAGCAGACAGAGATTCAAAGATATTTAAAGGGTATTTCAGAATCACTCCTAAAGATTGGCAGACAATGAAGATGTCAAACCTTTATTTTTTTGAGGGGCAATATTGGAGACTTCAAACGGTTACAGATTATAACCCTTTAGTTGACTACGTTTATGAGTGTGAGTTTTTACTTGCTAAATACTATCCACCTTTTTCACGCACAAAAAAGCAATTAGGCTTTTCAGATGCTATTAACTCTGGGGGCGGAGCAGAACTCATTCCATTTGGCAATAAAACCAATAGTACAGGCTCTTCAACTCGCGGAGTATACGTCGGAAATAACACAGGAAGAGGAGGTGAAAACGTAGTAGTAGGAAACCTTAACGCAATAGGCGGTAGTCACAATGTAGTTACAAGTTCAGAGCGTGTAGTCATTCCCGATAACTACGAAAACGTGACTGCATTAAGATGCAACGAGTACAACGTACCTTACACAGAGAGGTTGTACATCGAAAACTATCCATGTTTAGGAAGTTGGATGTCAGGAGGTAAAGTTACGAGCATCACAGACGCTGATAGTCCTTATTTGGCTACTTCTGAAGATTGGTTAATCTTGTGCGACACAGATAACGCATCAATTACAGTAACGCTTCCAACACCAACTGCAGCAAATAGCGGAAAAATGTACACTATCAAAAAGACTCAAAGCAGTCACTCTGTAACAATTAACGCAGGAGATGGCTCTATACTTTTAGATGACAACACAACACTTACAAGAAATGCAAAAAATAGCTTTGATCAAGTTGTATCAGATGGCACTCAATATTGGGTAATAACAAACTAAAAAAATGGCAATAGAAACCGCAGTAAAAATAGACGTAGATGTTAACGGCATACAAACCGTACAACAGGCAGCAACAGTATATGAAGATTTGGGTGATGCAGTTGCAAAAACCCAACGAGAAGCAGAGGCACTTGCTCTTCAATTCGGAATAAACGACAAACGGACTCAAGAGGCGATAAAGACTGCAGGGCAGTATAAGCAACAACTTGAGCAATTAGACCAGGCAGTAGACGCCAACAGAGGCAACACTCAAAAACTATTTGGTGCTATTCAAGGTGTAGCAGCAGGGTTTGAAGTTGCTGCAGGTGCTATGGCTTTATTTGGTGGCGAATCTAAAGAGTTAGACAAGGTCTTAGTCAAAGTTCAGGGAGCGATGGTCTTTGCTCAAGGACTTAGAGATTTAAAAGAGTTTGCTCCTGCTATTAAGGCTATCAATAGCGGATTCTTGAACATGATTAAAACTCTGAAAGGAGTTAAACTTGCTCTTGCTGCTACTGGTATCGGTGCTTTAGTTGCTGTTGTTGGTTTGTTCGGAGATCAGATAGGTAAGTTATTCGATTCACTAAAAGAAAAGTTTAAAGGCTTTACTGATAGCATAGGACTTACAAACTTTGCAGCAGAAGAGGCTATTAAGACTCAAGAGAAACTTGTTGACTCACTAAACAGAGAACTTGCGGTAATGGAAGCAAGAGGTGATAGTGAAGGAGCATTATTTAAAAAGCGTCTTGAGATTGCAGAGGAAGAAGAGAAACTTGCTAAACAGAAACTTGCAATCCTTAAACAAGGCGAAGAAGGGTATACAGAAGCAGAAAAAGCGGCTTTAGATGCAAGTAACAACATTCTTATTATTCAGGCAAATGAAAATGCACGATTAAAGGCTCTTAATGATCAAAAGTTAAAGAATCAGCAAGACTTTAATCAGAAAATGTTTGATGAGCGTTTAAAGGAGATTGAGCAAGAAAAACAAATAAGACAAGATGTAAAAGATTTACAAGAGCAATATAGTTTAGAGTCTAAAGACCTATATAAGCAGGATTATTTACAAAAGCAAAAAGACATGTCAGAGCAGTTTGAAAAAGAACGTGAGCTTGTCACAGATGCTTATTTTATGGGTCTATTAACTGAAGAAGAATTTACTAAACTAAACGAAGCACAACAAGAAGCACACCTACAAAGAAGAATAGGTTTAGATAAATCTTATCTTAATGCTAAACTACAACAAGAACAACAAATAACTGAGCAAGGGTTTTCTATTCTTACAGATTTAATGGATGCCTTTACAAGCAACCAAACAAAGCAGTCTGAAGGTTACTTTAAAACTCAGAAAGCGTTTAACATTGCAAAGACCTTAATAGATACTTACTATGCTGCACAATTAGCATATAACTCTCAGTTTCTTCCTATACCTGATCCATCATCAATCGTAAGAGGTGCGGTTGCAGCAGGTGTTGCTATTGCTTCAGGTCTTGCTCGTGTAGCTGCTATTTCAAGAACAAAGTTTAGTCCAAACTCTGCACCGTCATCAGTAGCACCATCTTCAGCAATCGGTTCAAGTGCTGGTATATCAGTTCCTACTACACGACTACCACAAGGGCAAGACATTTTGACACAAGAACGAAGAGTATTTGTGTTAGAAGGTGACATCACAAGAACACAACGAAGAGCAGCGACTAATCAGAATGTAAGCGTGTTAGGTGGGTAAAACAAAGCCAAAAAACAACAAACAATAATTATAATAAGATGGATTTGCCAATTTACAAATTAGTAATCAATCCTGAGGATGAAACAGGTGTTGAGTTCGTGTCACTTGTGACTAACCCTGCAATAGAAAAAGAGTTTCAATATTTTAGTGAGCAAGACTTTGTTGATCCAAGACCAGGAGAGAATGAAGGTGAGTTTATATCTCGTTGTGTAGAGAAAGTCATTAACGAAGGTTATGAAAATGAACAGGCGGTTGCAATCTGCTATTCATATTGGGAAGGTGGAAAATTTGATAAACATGAGTTCTTCAACGACTATCCAAAAGCAGCAAGTCAAAACGCACAGAGAGGCATCAATTTAAACGAGGCTATCGGCAATGACTGTGCTACCTTAGTAGGCAAAAACAGAGCAAGACAATTAGTAGCTCGTGAAAACCTTTCTTTGCAAACGATTAAACGCACTTACTCTTATTTGTCAAGAGCTAAAGAATATTACAACCCATCAGATACCAAAGCCTGTGGAACTATATCTTATTTGTTGTGGGGTGGTGAAGAGATGTTGAGATGGACTGAAAGAAAGTTAGAAGAGTTAGAACTTAGTAAAGCAAGAAAAGCAAGATTTGAGATTCAGAACGAAGAAAAGCGTATTATCTCAGGTGCTGCAATGATTGCTGATTTACCTATTTATCGTTACGACGAAACAAGGGGTGAATATTACGTTGTATTTGACAAAGAAACGATATTTGAAATTGCTAAGAAATGGGCAAGAGGTGACAAATACGATGCAGTAAACATTCATCACGACAAAGCAGTAAACGGACTTTCTTTACTTGAGTCATTTATCGTTGACAGAGAGCGTGGCATTATGCCTCCAAAAGGTTACGAAGAAGTTGCTGACGGAAGTTGGTTCTTGTCTTACATCGTAAATGATGAGTCTATATGGCAGAGAGTAAAAGAGGGGGAGTTTAAAGGATTCTCAGTAGAGGGATTCTTTGACTTTGAAGAGACCGTAGAAGACAAGATTGCCAATGCTATGATGAAGAAGTTAAAAAGAGTGTTGGAACAATGGGACGGTAAAAATTGAGCCAAAAAAAACAAACCACTAATTATATATAAAATGAATTCAAAAGAAGTAATCCAAGAAATCAGAACCTTGTTAGGTTTCTCAGAAGAGAAACAAGAGGTGAAGATGGAAACTGCCACATTAGTAGATGGCACGATCATTGAATGGGAAGGTGAACTTGCAGTAGGTACTGCAATCTTTGTTCAAACAGGTGAAGGCTTAATACCCGCTCCTGATGCCGTACATCAAGTAGAGGGGGGTATGCTTGTAACTACTGAAGGAGGTATCGTTACCGAAATCGTAGAAATTGAAGAAGAAGTAGAAGTTGAAGTTGCAGCAACTGAGTTTGCAACCGTTGAGTCTTTCAACTCTTTGCTAGACAAGTTTAATGAAGTAGTTGCACGTCTTGAAGCTATCGAAAAGAAGAACGTAGAACAAGAGGCTAAATTTAACTCAATGAAAGACATCTTCAGCAAGACCGTTGACTTGGTTGAAAAAGTAGCAGATTTACCATCTGAAGAACCACAGAAAGCACCTGCAAAACTTTCTAAGAAAGAAGAGCAGTTTGCAAACATCATGAAAATTGCACAAACCCTAAAAAATAAATAAAAAAATGGCATTTAACGTATCAGCCTTAGCAAATTACACCAACGAGCAGTCTACAGAGTTAGTACTTAAGTCTTTGTTTGGTTCAAAAACTGCTTCTATTTTACAAGCAGCAGGTCAAGTTCAAGTAGGTGTGAAGTCTGCAGAGGCTTTGAACATCCTTACAAGTGACCTTTGGTTTCAGACAGACGGTTGTGGGTATACCGCTTCAGGTAACACTACTTTCTCTCAGCGTAACATCACTGTAGGTAAAATCAAAGTTGAAGAGACTTTGTGCCCTAAGACTTTGGAAGCAAAGTGGATGCAAACCCAAATGGCTGCAGGTTCTCCAACTTCAGTACCTTTTGAGGAGCAAATCGGTCAAGACAAAGCGAACAACATCGCTAAATTGTTAGAAATCGCAATGTGGCAAGGTGACACCGCAACAACCAACACTAACCCTAACACTAACAAGTTTGACGGTTTCATTAAGTTGATTGACGCTGCTTCTGCTTCAACTGTTGCTGGTAACACTTCAAGTGCAACTTCAATCACTACTGCTAACGTAGAAGATTTGATTGATAACATCTACAACGTAGTACCTGCAGACATCGCTGATGCTTCTGACTTGGTTTTGTTTGTAGGTATTGATACTTTCAAAAA